GATTGGACGTTGGGGACGACACCAGCCACTCCCCCACCACCCGCGCCGCCCCCGCCGATGCCCGAGGTCGCGCCGACCAGGACCGCCACGGTCACGGCGGCGCCGGTGGCGACCGCGTATTGGGACTGATTGCCGACGACGACGAAGTTGAGCGACGCCTGGGGGGCGAGCCTGGTCCCGCTGGCCGCGGTCACGCCGACACCCCCGATGTAGATGGGGTTGGCGGCGTCGAGGTTCTGGATGGTGATGGCAACCGGGTCGTTCACCGAGCCGGCCTGGAAGGTCTGCGCCGGGCCGCCGGCGATGGTCGGCTTGGGGTCCGGTGGCACGCCCGTGCTGGTCTGGAACAAGAGGGTGGAGCCCGTCGTCGCCACGCTCACCTGTGTTGATGAGTACGCCATCGACCCTCCTGTAGCGGCTAGGCGCGGATGCTACTCCTTGGCCCCCTCAGCAGGCTTGATGCCCTTCCAGTTGGCCCCGAAGCGAGCCGCCTTGCGCCGCTCCATCTTCTCGGCCCGCAAGCGCGCCTCGAGCTCGCGCTCGGCCTTGAGCTCGCGGCCTCGGGCCTGGATGTTGTCGTAGATCTCACGCCGGCGCTTCTTGTCGAGCACGTACTCCTCGGGCGTCATCACGTAGAGGAACCGCATGTAGAGGTTGCGCACCCAGCCCTCGCCCGTGCCGAGGGCGAGTTGCCACTTCTCGTAGGGCCGGCGCTCGAGCAGCCAACGATGGAGCGAACCCTTGTCGAGCTTGATCCGGTAGGAGCGCTCCTTCCACCCGCCGTGCTTGATCTGCGCCACCAGCATCCAACCGCCGACCCACTCCTGGTTGTCCTCGTCCCACCACGCGGGGTTGGCGAGGCCGAGGTTGATGGCGGCCTGCCAGCGGGTGTGCGGTGGCGGATACCACCGGGGCGGCGGGTTGCCCCGAATGATGATCGGCTGGGCGAGCTGGCCGGTGGCGGGGCACTTGCGATCTCCCATCAGGTCACCTCCGCCAGCCGCGCTTGGCATCGTGCGCGCGGCCCCTCTCCCTCACGCAGATTCGGCAACGCCTTCTCCCGTTCGGTTCGATATAGAGATTGTCTCCCGAAAAAGGGTGGCCGTGGATGCAGTGAGTCACCCTTTGAGCCGCCCGCTGGCGATTTTCGAGTTGAGTCACCGCCTCCAAGTGCTTCGGGTTCACACACAACCGATGCCGACAGGCTGGCCCACCCGAACAGGAGAGATCGGCATTGTGGCAAAGGTGGTCGATCTGAAGACCCTTCGGAATCGGGCCGTAGGTCATCTCGTACATGACGCAGTGGACATTCTTGTGACGCTGTGATCCGTCGGGCTGCGTGATGCTCACGCGCGCGTAACCCGCGTGACTCTTCCACCCCGTCCATATCCAGCAGCCATCCTCGCCGTCGGGTTTGGAGATTTTCGGGGTCAATACCTGCTCTAGCGTGAGTCGCGGGCGTTGACCTCTTCCCACCCCTCTGAGTGTAGTACACCTCACCAACCAGCCGGAGTCGGAGGCGGCAGCATCGACTCGGAGGGCGGAACGCCCGGCGCCGCCTTGAGGGCCTGGTTGTAGATCTCGTGCAGTTGCGCCGGCGTCACTTGGTAGGCGGTGTTCAGCGGGTAGGGCACCGTCGTATAGCCCCGCAGGCCCGAGAAGTCGCCGGTGCGGAAGGCGTTGTCCGCCGCCGTCTTGGCCGTCTCATAACGCGCCGTCTCGGTCTTGGCCGCCACCTGTTGCTTGTTGACCGGCGGGGTGACGAAGGGAATGTTCATGGCCGAGAGCAGCGCCTTGATCGCCGCCGGCCGGTTGGTGTTCCACATGGAACGTGTGCCGGTCGCCGCCTGGAGGGCCGATTGGACCGCGCCCACCTGGGGGACGAACTGCTCGATGCCCGTCACCAGCCCACCGCCGGCGCTGGCCCCGGTGCGGATCCCGTAGAAGGCGTTGTAGGTGACGTTGGGGTACAGGCTCGACTCGCCGTAGACCGCCTGGGGCCCGAACGCCATCGCCAGCGGCGCGGCGGCGGCCGGGTTCAGCGACTCGAAGAGGCCCGTCCACGACGCGTAGTTGGCGACGTCTCGGAAGGGGTCGAGGCTGCGCAGGTCGACGGCGTTGATGTTGCCGTTCTTGTCGGGTGCGCCCAAGAACATGAGGAATTGCAGGCGCATCGGGAAGCCGAGCGGCACGTTGGAGCTGGCGTTGTAGGCCAGTTGGGACAGCACGAGCGCCCGGTAGGGGTGATCGAAGGGGAACGACAGCACGAAGCCGATGATGTGCTTCTGCCACCCGTAGAAGGGCATGAAGGTCTGCGCCACCTGGCGCTCGAAGGGGCTCATCCGGTGCAGGTTGCCGTAGACCTGCTGGACGTGGTGCATGGCCTCGGTGACGGCGCGCTCGGGGGTGACGTGCATCATGCGGCCCGTCTCGGGATCTTCGATCTCGAGCCGGCCGCCGGTCTTGCGCTCGGCCTTGGCGATGCCGTCGAGGTAGGCGACCGAGTACTGCATGTCCCGGACGTGGCGGATGAAGCGGAAGTTGAGATCGGCGAGGGCCCGCAGGACGTGGACGGGCTTGGCGGCGTAGCGGCTGATGCCCTGGCGCTGCTCGATGTGCTCGCCGATCATCATGTTCCCGGCGTCCATGCCGAGACGGTGGTGCGCGGTGCGGAGCACCTGATTCTCGTGGCGGGTGGCCTCGGCTATGTCGGGGAGCTGCACCCCCTCTTCGACCGGGTGCCCGAGGCCCATCGGAAGCGTCCGCTCGCGCATCATCCTCCACGCCTCGCGCAAGAGGCTCGGGTTCAAGACGTGGGGTGACGAACGCATGGCGAGCATCATCGTGCCGCCGAAGACGACGTGGGCGTCGTAGCGGGGCGAGAGGCCCAGGATCGAGTAGCGGAAGAGCTTGTTCGACTTGGCGAGCAGGTTCGACTTGCGGACGGACTCGAGCTTCTCGAGAGCGTCGACCATGGGGGCGGGCATGTAGAGCTTCTCGGTCCCCCAGCGGGGCAGGCGGAAGCCGAAGAGGGACTCGGGGCTGAACTCGCGCAGGTTCAGTTCGCGCAGCATCATGGCCTCGAGCTCGCCGCTCACTTCCCCCGGAGCCGGCTCGAGCCGGCCGGCGGGGTTGAGGCGGGGGTCCAGGTGGATGTGGTGCGACAACTCCGAGCCGGTCATGGTGAGGGGCTTGAGCACGCGGTCGACCAACTCGATCTGCGTGTCGCGCTGGAGGGTCTGGAGGGTGGCCTTGTTGAGGCCGACCGCGAAGTCCTCTTTCTGCGCCGTGAAATCCCAAATCTTCGCCTTCTCAATGTCGGGCTTGAGCACGCCCCGACCGATCAGGGGGAACAAGGAGTGGCGTCCCATGCCGACGTCGAAGGCGGAGGCGGTCGGAATGTAGGGCACCTTGTAGCCCTGGCCGATGAGGAGCTTGAGCTCCTCCTTGGCGCTCTCGTAAGCCTCCCTCTTCTCGGCCTCGGCGAACTGGCGCAGCTCGGGGTCGAGGTTGGGCTGGCCCATGATCTCGTCCCAATGCAGCGCCATGTACTCGACGAGATAGTCGGGGTTGTTGCGGATCTTCTCGATCTCGGCCCGGGTGGAGGCGTCCTTCTCCTTGGCCGTGAGGAACGTCTCGGTCGCGATCTTGGCCGCCGCGGTGTCCTCCAGGCTCCGCAGGTTGCGCCGGTACAGCTCTAAGAACGGGTTGCGGTAAATGTCGGCGGGGTGGTCGATGACCGCCTGGTGGAAGCGGTTGATCGCCTTGCCGTAGACGTCCATCTCGCGCACCATCGAGCCGTAGCCGAGCCGCTCTTTGGCGACCTCCCGGCGCAGGAGCGCCTTGGCCTCGCCGTGGGTCTTGGACATGCGCGCGGCGTCGCGCTCATACGTGCGTTGCTCGAGGCGGTTCTCGTCCTTCATCCACTTGGTCCGCGCCTTGATGCCCGACTCCATCGCCCGGTTCAGGTTGCGGATGCGCTTGCTCTCGTTTTTGACCAGGGCGTCGATGCGGGCGCTCCAGGCCCGCTCGGACTCGCCGGCGAGCCGGGGTTCGGCCATCTCGGTCTGGCGCTGGATCTCACCGATGAGTTGGAGCGTCTCGGCGTGGCGCTGGGCGATCCACAGGGCGACCGCGCCGGCACGGGCCTTCTTGGCGGCGTCGCGCTTGTCGCGCAAGGCGAGCCGCTCGAGGGCGTGCTGCTCTTTCTGCGTGCGCATCCGGGCGTCGTTGTATTCCCGGCGCTGGGCGGCGTGGGCCTTGGTCGCCTCCACCTCGCCCCGGATATGGCGGTCAATCTCGGCCTCGGTCTTCTGCGTGGCCTTGGCCCACGACTCGAGCGCGCCGGCGACCTGATGGACCGCGGCCATCTCGGGGGCGTCGGCCGCCTTGACCGAGCGCGGCCCCCAGGCCGAGAGCCGGCGCTGGAGGGCTTGGGCGACCGCCAGCACGTCGGCCGGCGCAGGGTGCTCGGTCGCCGTCGCCATGGCGTCGTCGATGAGGCCGCCCTGGTCGAACACCGCCCGCAGTTCGGTGACCTTGCGCAGCGTGGCCTTGCCGCCGGCCTGGCGGAGTTCGGTCTGGAACCGGGGATCGTCGAAGATGCGGCGACGGGCGGCGACGGTGCGCTTTTGGAGCGCGCCGAGGAGCGAGGGCAGGGCGGCGTGGAGTCCTTCGAGGCGGTTCGCCAGAGGCTCGAGCGTGCCGATGGCCTCAAGCGCCCGGGCCCGCTGGGCGTCCATCTCCTTCTTGGCCCCGAGCACCACGTCGGCGTGGGGCCCGCTGCGCGACCAGAAGCCGAGGTGCCCCGAGTTGTCGACCACCCCCGCCAGCCCGCCCTTGATGACGCTCTCGTCGGAGTCGAAGCGCCCGATGTGGAGGGCCTGGCGGATGACCTCTTTGGCGAGGGGGGACAGGTTGGGGTCGCCCATGGCCCGCACGACCGAGTCGCCGGCGGTGAGGTCTTTGCCGTGCAGCACCCGGAACACGGTCCTGGCCGCGGCGGGGTCTTTGTCGATCAGGGTGTTCAGGTTGTCGGCGAAGGTGCCGAGCAGCCAGGTCCATTGGTGCTCGTCGTAGGCCTGGGCCTGCTCGAAGTGGGCGATCAGGTCGCTCACCGCCGGCCCGACGCCCGGCGTGCGGGCGGCGAGCTTCTGGAGGCGCTCGGAAACCGAGAGCTTGTCGGCCCACTCGCCCTTGAGGGTCATCCCCGACTTGCCGCCCCACCTGACCGCGCCGATGCGCTGGGCGAGGTGGCCCACCATCGAGCGGCCCTTGAGGGTCTTGGCGTAGTCCTGCACCGACAGGCCCGCCTTGGCCGCCCCGTCAGCCAGCTCGGCCTCCGAGTAGCCGTTGAGCCGTGCCGCCAACTCGACGGCCCCGGCGTAGCGCGCCCCTCGGGCGATCATCCCCTCCCCTCCGGGCAACAGGTCCAGCGCCGAGATCAGCGGGTGTTGGAACAGGGCCTTGAGGCCCGCTGACCCCGAGAGCGTCGGATCGGCCTTGAGCACGGTGCCGATGTCGGCCGCCCCCGGGACGAAGGAGAGCAAGGTGTCGTTGAGCCAGTTGGCGACGGTGCCCCCCGGCGTCCTGCCCCGCAGGCTGGCCGGGTGCTCGATGCCCCGGATGGTGGCCTGGGCCGAGTGCCAGACCTGCTTCTCGAAGCTGCCGGTGAAGATGCCCGCGAGGCCCGTGGCGACCTTGCCGGCGTCGGCGACGACGTTGCCGAACACGCTGGTCGGGTTGGGGTTGTCCGAGGGGACCGAGGTGACCTGGCGGGGGTTGTGAGCAGCGAGAATGGCGAGGTTGCGCTCGGCCCGGCCCATCGCGTGCTCGCCGGCCTGGAAGCGGTTGAGGTCCAGTTGGTACACCGGCATGTACGAGGCGGGATCGATCCCCTGGCCCTGCGCCCACGCAACCGTCTGATTCCAGTCGTTCGTGAAGGTCTGCGACCCGGCCCGAGGTCGGAAGGGCACGGTCTATCCGGTCGGCGCGCTCGTGCCGCCGCTGAGCCCCGAGGTCGGCACCGCCAGACCCGTCGTCCCGGCGCCGAAGGGCGAGGTGTTGCGCCCGATGGTGACGCCCCCGCCCGCGGTCGGCTTGAGCGAGGAGAGCGGGACGAGGCCCTGGCCGGCCTGACCCGGATAGCCGCCGGTCTGCTGCATGGCGGTGACCAGGCTCGAGGGCAGGCCCGAGACGACGGACTTGGGCACCTCGCCGTAGTAGCTGAGGTTCGAGGTGACGTGCGAGGCCAGCGCCGAGAGCCAGGCCGACTCGGGAGCGGTCTGGAGCATGAGCTCGTTGGCGTTGCCGTAGGCGGCGAGCGCCCGGGAGATCGGGCCCTGCTCGGCCGCGTACTGCGCGCCCTGCTGGGCCATCGCCGCCTGCACCGGGGCGGTGGCGGCGTTCGCCTGGGCCTGGGCGTTCGAGAGGAAGGCGGCGCCCGAGGGGCTGCCCCCGGCGAGGGCGAGGGCCTGGTTCATGGCCGCGTTCTGCGCCGGCACGGTCCCCGACCCGCTGATGGCGGCGGCGACGGGTACCTCTTCGGCCTGGTAGGTCTGTTCGAGGCCGCGCATGAGCTTGGCCCATGGCGAGTTGGCGATGGCCGCCTCGCGCTGGGCGGCGGTGAGGGTCGGGTCCGCGGCCTTCTTGGCCTTGGCCTTCCCCTTGCCCTTGGGGGTCGCCGCGCCGCCGCGTCCCGCCCCCAGCGTCTCGGCCACCGCACCCGGACGCACCGAGTACCTGCCCGCCCGCACCATGGCCTCGCCCGCCCGGCCGAGCACGTCTTGGCCCGCGGGCGTGCCGATGGCACCGCCTCCGACCATGAAACGGCCGACGTCCTCGGCGACACCGGGCCAACCCTCGACGCTGCTCAGAATGTCGCCCCACACGCCCATGTCAGCCTCCGAGTCCCGAGACGAATCCGGCACCGAGGCCACCGATCAGCCCCGCTTGCGCGCCGACGCCGGCGAGGGCCTGGGCCTGGCCGCCCTGCGCGGCGGCGATCTGAGAGAGGTACTGCTCGGGCGCGGCCTGGTAGCCGAGCTGCTGGAGCCCGAAGCCGAGTTGGGCCATGGCCTGTTCGGCCGAGAGGCCCTGTGCCTTGGCCTGGAGGCCGAGTTGGGCCCGCTGGGTGGCGTAGCCCGCCTGCTGGGCGCCGTAGCCGACCCGCTCGGCCTGCTGGCCGGCGAGGGTCGACTGTTGGGCGAGTTGGGCGAGTTGTTGCTGACGGAAGATGTCGGCCTGCTGCCAGCCGTATTCGGCGGCCTGGGTGGCGAAGCGCTGCTTCGAGCCCTCGGTGAGCAAGGTGCCGCCGATGGCGCCCTGCTGCTGGAGCTGCTGCACCGCGTTCTTGTTGGCGAGCGCCGCCTTGGCGAGTTCCTCGGGGTATTGGGTCTGCTGAACCCCGTACTGCTGCTGCTCGATGCCGAACTGCTTTTCGGTGAGGCCCTGCTGGGCGGCGGCGGCCTGCTGCTCGGTGCCGAGCTGCTGGGCCTGGAGGCCCGTGGCCTGCTGGCCGAGCAGCATGTTGGCGAGGTCGAATCCGGTTCTCGACGTCAGCTCCGCCGACTGGACTCCGAGTTCGGGGCCGACCATCGCGAGTTGGCTCTGCGCCAGGGTGCCCGAGAGGCCCGCCTGGGCCATCTGCTGTGCCGCCTGCCCGCCGAGGAGGCCCATGACGTTGCTCTGCCAGTCGGGCGAGGCGAGCAGGCCAGCGATGGCCGACGAAAACGGGTCGGTGTTGCCGGTGCCGCCGACGCTCCCGACCGAGTTGCGGCCCTGCGTGGTCGGCACCCGGCCCTGCCCTGGCGTCCCGAGAATCGGCATCAGGTCATGTTCTCCTCAAACCACTGGCGCTGCTTCTTGCGCTCGACATGAGCTTGGACGTTCGCGTTGAAGCAGATCCGACACTGGCGCCACTGCTTCTCCGGGCCTTGCCACTTGGTGTTCTCCGGTGTGAACTCGTGGCCGCGCTTGCAGTGAGTCGCTTTGGCGGAAGGTTGCAAGCCTCCGTGTTCCAGCGGAGTCAGCACCTTGAGGTGGGAAGGATTGCAGCATCCTCTCGTCTCGCACTCGTGGTGAACGTGATAGCCCTCGGGAATGGGGCCGACCGCCAGCTCGTAGGCCAGCTTGTGTGCGCCGACGTTGTTCTTGCCCCAGCGGAAGGCGCCGTACCCCGTGCTGAACAGCGCAGCCTTCCAGAGCCAACAGTCATCCTCGCCGCGCTTGTCGACCTTGCTCCAGAAGCGAGCGATCAGTTGTTCCCTTGTCGGTGCTGGTCTTGGCATCCGGTGATGATAACAGTTACGAGACGAGTTTGGCAACATGCTATAATCCCAGCTACTACCAGTTGGCGCTGTCAGTATATAGAAATAAAGGCCAGTTCGGCGTGCCGGACGTGAACTGATCGCCCTGGTCGGAGAACCGGGCGGTTTTATCGAACATCATCTGGAGCTGCTCTTTGTAGATCTGACGGGCCTCTTGCCACGTCGGGTCACGGTCGGCCCGCTTGGCCTTGAACACGGCGTAGTCGTAGACGAGATCCTCGTAGGCCGGCGTGACGTCGACCAGGGCGGTGTCGCTCGCCGCCGGCACGGCGTTGCGGTAGTAGTAGAGGTCGAAGCTGCCCCCGCTGCCCCCGACGACGGGGTACGTGCCGAAGAACCCGGTGTTGGGCGTGCCGGTCTTGTTCCACAGATAGAAGGCTTGGGGGAAGGCGGCCGGGAGTTGGTGCAGGATCCCCCAAACCTCGTCCATCGCCTTGATGCCCCGGAACTCGAGGTTGTAGGTCTGCTGGGAGCCGCCGAGGTTGAAGTCGAGCCGGTGGACGCCCAAGAAGTCGGCCGGCAGGTTGTAGGTCTGCTGCATGGCGACCGCGGGGATGCTCGTCTGCATCCACAACGCCTGCGCCTGGCGGGCGATGTCCTGGGCCCCTCCGTTGATCCAGTTGTTGAGCTGGCTATCGGACCAGAACTGAGCGCTCGGCTCGTCGAGAAGGGCCCTGACCTCCGCTCTGGCCTGGCTTAGCTGGACGGTCATGGCGAAATCCTAGGGCGAGCTGCTGTCGATGATGAGGCCATAGGCATTGAGCGCGGTCAGGAGGGAGGCGAGGGCCGCGTTGCCTCCCCGAGAGCCGGTGACGGCCTGTTGGGATGCACCGCCTATTCCACCGAAGAAGTTGTGACCGAAGAAACACAGGTTCTTGCTACCGGCACCCGAGTTGTGAATCTGCACGGTGGCACCTAAAGGGGAGTTCCCGGTTATGGAGACATATGAACTCGTACCCGCAGCCCCGTTGCCAGACTCAATCCATACCTCTTCGTTGTGTTGAAGGTGCGCGGCCTGACCACCGAGGTCCGTCATATTGAGGTTTGATACCCCCGTGTAAAGGTGGAGCACGTTGGTGCTGGACGCATCGACGGTGAACCCTCCCAATTGGGTCAGGTTCCCCGGTGTCGTGGTCTGACCCGGACCTTGCAGTGACGCGTACGCGCTCCCGCCGCCCGTGGCAACGTGGAGGTCGGTCGTCGGGCCGAAGGGGTTGGTGATGGTGACCGTGCCGTCGGCCGACGTGATGTGGGTGATGCCCGCACCGAGGGACGCGACGAGCTGCTTGGCCCACGTCTCGATGACCCGCATGTCGTCGCCGTAGTCACGGAAGGTCACGGGGTCTTTGCCGTTGCCGTTCGCCTTGTGGGGCACGAATAGCTGCTTGATGTTCGCCAGGAGTGCCATTAGCCCTGCACCTTGACCTTCGCTCGTACTTGGTAGCCGACGTCGATGGAGTGGATGATCGGCGCCGAGGTTCCGACACCGCCGGTGTTCCAGGCCCGCACGATCAACCCGTCAATGTCGAGCAGGCCGAGCGCGCCCGCCCCCACGTTGTAGCGCAGCGTCGTCGGGAGGGCGCCGATGGCGGTCGTGCTCACCGGGCCCTGCCACAACCCGAGCGAGGGCTGGACCTTGCAGTTGCCCGTGGCGCCCGGATCCGAAGCCCGAATGGTGATCTGGCGGACGTCGACCACCCGGTCGGCGTCCTTGGCGACGTGGATCGGCACGCTCTCCCACTGGTACTCGGGCGAGCCGTGGGTCGAGTCGAGCGTGATGAAGCCGAGCCAGGCGTTCGAGCTGCTCGAGATCAACGGGGCCGAGTACATGATGTTGCCGAAGGAGCCCGGCGAGTACCACCACAGGTCATAGCCCGTGAGGTACGCGCTCTGGCTGGCCTGGTCGGTCGTCGGGTAGAGCACCCACCACGAGTTTGTCTCGGCGTTCCACATGCGGTTGTGCGAAAAGAGAATCCAGTTCTGCCAGGGCTCGACGTTGAAGCCGTAGTTGTTGGACTGGATGGTGCCCGTTTCGAGGTCGAAGAAGTCGTCTTCGATCTGCTGGGAGATCTTCTGTGAAGTGTTGCCGCCGTTCCAGAGCCACGCGCCCTTCTTCTCCGAGCAGTAGATGAGGCCCTGCGGGGTGGCGGCGGCGCGCCCAACGATCAGGCCGGTGGATTGGACCCCCTGGACCTGGATTGCGCTGGTGGGGTTGGCGACGTCGCCGTACATGATGACGGCCCCGCCGCGCTTTTTGACGAGGAGGAGCTCGCCGACCGACACCGTGCCCCACGCCCCGTAGCCGAAGGGGAGCTCGGCCCCGAGGATCTCGAGCTGATTGCCGAAGCTCGATGACAGTGGCGGGTCCGTGAAGTTCAGGTTCTCATTGGTGGTCATGGTGCCGGTGGGCCAGGTGTACGCCTGACCCGCCAGGCAGATGACACGCGACCCATAGGCGATGACCTGGCCGATGCCGCCCGAAGTGGCGATGTTCTGTGCCCCGTAGGAACCGGGCGAGGCGAGCGCGGGGTAGACGTAGAGCGCACCCGTGCCAGGGACCACCGCGGTACCGGCTGGAAAAACGAGAACGGGGGGTGGGTTGCCGGTGCCGCCCGAGGTCATGCGGGTGAACACCGGATAGGGCGAGCCGAAGAAGCCGGCCGACGACGCCGTCGTCGGGTTGACGATGACGTTGGTGGCGTAGCCGGCCGAGGGCTGGATCGAATACGCGTTGAAGTGGTGGTTCGTGCCGTCGTCCGCCTCGACGATCTCGATTATCTCGTCGGTCGTCGTCACCGTGGCCGGGTTGCAGATAAAGCCACAGACCAGTTGGCTCGAGGCCCCCGAGATCGACCCGATGGCGTGGGCCTGCGTGAACGTCGGCAGCGGCCCGAGGCCGCCGCCCCGCAGCGCGGCGCAGCACCACGTACCCCGGGGGCTCGCGGCGCCGACCGGGGCGGGGATGAAGGGCGCTTGGGTCGGCGGGTCCTGGTTGTACGAGGCGTAGGTGTTGGCGTAGCAGCCGGGCGAGAAGTCCTCGATGTGCACGTAGTCGTAGATCTCTTCGGGCGCGGTGCCCGGGTTGACCTGAGCGGGGCTCACTTGGTCCTCGCCGCCAAGATCGCCACCAGGGCGTCACGCTTGGCCTTGAGCGCCTCCACCAGTGAGGTCGCCAAGATGACCTGTTCCTGCAACTGGGCACAGTGACGCTCGCACTCCCGATTGGCGGCCGCCACCGACATTTCTTCGGGCAGTTGGGTCCAGATGCTCCAGAACTGGCGGTGGTAGGCGCCCTGGTCGACGGCGAGCTCTTGGAGCTGGCCCGAGAGCTGGGCCGTCGTGACCTCGACCAGCACCATCAGGTCTTCGATGGGGACGGTCGCCCACGTCTCCGGCTCCGCTGCCGGCATGGCCTACTCGAAGGTGCCGGAGGGCCCCCGGTCGCTCGTGGCGCCTCCCATGAGCGCTTGGGAGAGGTCGTCGGGCTCGTCGTCGGCCGGCTCGACGGGAGCCTCACCGCCGAGGCGATCCGACACCAGGCGACGGAGCTCGGTGAGCTCTTCGCGCATGTGCTTGTTCTCCTGCGCGGTCTGCTCCATGACCCGGCGCATGTCGGCGTTCTCCCGGCCCGGGGCCGGCTCGTGCACGACGGGCCACGGCGCCATATCGGGCTGCTGGGCGGGGAAGGTGACCAAGATGTCGTCTTCCATCGTGCGGACCTCGACCTTGGGGGCGAACTCGACGAGCTCGGTCAGGTTGTAGTTCTCGATGCCGTAGTGCGCGTACAGGCTCGCCAGCGAGTCGAAGCGGGTCGGGATCATCCCCTCTTGGCCGTCTTCGGTCGTGAAGCGGGAGATCTCGCCGTCGACCGAGCGGGGGTCGCCCAGCTTGAGCACGAGGGCGGGGAACGGGACGAAGCCGGTTTCACCGGGCCGGATCAGATAGCGCCGGCGGTCCCATTGGAACTCCCAGGTCACGTTGTCGATGTTGGTGACCTTGAGAATGTCGCGCCCCAACAGGAAGGGCCCCTCGTGGGTGCGGGTCCGGGTGCGGTCCTCGGGCTGGGAGACGACGCCCCGGGCCTTGATCGACGTCACCGTGGCCTTGGGCTTGCCCCGGGCGGGACGGCCCGGGCGATCACCGACCATCTTGGGCTGCTGGGTGACACTTGCCATCAGCGCAGCGAGAGCTTGACCCAACAGGGCTTGGGCCCCGTCGTCACGGTGACCGCCTGCATGGCGACGCCGAGGGTGAGGCCCACGGTCCACGCCACGCCGCCCGAGTCCGACGCCTGGCCGGTGTGGGTCGCGGTCACCGAGGGGATGACGGTGTGCCCGACGGTCGTGGTGTTGTCCACGAGCACCTGAGCCATGCCCGAGACGCCGACCATGGCCGTGAGCGAGGGCTGGACGCTCGAGCCGATCGTGTTGGGCACCGCCGGGGCGTTGAGGCCGATCGAGCTCACGCCCAGCAAGACGCCGGCGACCATGTTGGTCGCCGACACCGGGGCGAGGTCGACCTGGAGCACGGTCCAGTTGTTCGGGAAGGTCGGGTTGTTCGATGACCCCTGGTCACCACCCGACGAGAGCCCCTGGCCGTAGCCCAGCGGCGGGTAGGCCCCGACGCCCGCTGCGGTGAACACCAGCAGCGCACCGGGCACCCACGCACCCGCACCGGCGGCCGTGGGCATGTTGATGGCGCCGGTCGACGTCGGGCTGACGGCGTAGGGCTCCCACTGACACTGATAGACGGGCATCTCATTGGCTTGCGCCAATGCGTTGTAGGAGTTGACAGTCGGCATGACTACCTCCGATCAGGCCGCGACGGCGGTGAACTTGCCCTGAACCGCGGGGTTGGTACAGATGATGTTGCCAGCGACGTAGACCAGCGACGTGATGACGAACTGGTTGGTCGGCTGTTGGAACGGGTGCACGACGAAGTCGCCGTTTTGGTTGATGACGAGCTCGAAGTAGTCATCGTTGAGCAGGAAGATGACACCTTGGGTCGTGGTCGGGTTGATGTGCTCGTCCACCATCCAGGGCTGGTTGCGATACCAGCCACCGGAGAAGCCCCCGTTGATGAAGGTCTGATCGACCACGTTGACCGGCGTGTTGAACTGCTGCTGGGCCTGGAGCAGGTTCTCGTAGCGGGTCAGGTTGGCCCGGGTCGAGACGACCAGCTTGGGCGAGCGGGCGCCCTTCGAGCTCAGGTCGAACAGCGAGTTGAGCGCCCCCATCCCTAGGGTCGTTGTGGTCGAGTCGACCTGAGCGTTGAGGAACGGGAAGCTCGAGCGGGACAGGCCGCCGTAGGACGTGGCGATGGTGCCGTTGTCCACGACCTCGAACATGCCGTCGAAGTTCTTGAAGTTCGACCCGTCGCTCCACACCCCGTAGGCCAGCTTGTCGCGCAAGTCCATCTTTGCGATCTCGCACTGTTCGACGACGTAATTGGCGACGGCGAACTCCGAGTCGGCCCGGATGAGCGTGCGCTGGTCGACGGTGACGTTGGTGTAGTACTCCTTCCAGTCCCACGCCCCTGAGATCTCGGGGTCCGACGGCTCGACGTTCAAGACCTCGGGCCCGTAGAAGGCTCCGCCGGTCGACCAGGGTTGGAAGATGAACCGGCTCTCGATGTGGGTGCCGCCGCGGCGGACGACCTTGTTCTTGGCCCACAGCCTCCAGGTCCACGGCGACCCGAGGTAGTAGACGTCGGTGGCTTGCTCTCGCAGAATTCGGCGCGATACCGAGGTCATCATGTCGACCCCTGTGGGTGTCACCACGGTTGCTTACCTCCTGTTAGCTCGGCCCCATGAGCTCGCCCATGACGCCGCCTCCTGTCATCTGTCGGATGAGGTCGAGCCGGCTCTGCTCGGTGAGCTTGCCGTCCTCACGGTGCTGGATCACGGGCGCCACGGGCGCCTCGCCGGCCGGAGTCGCCGCCGAGCTCAGCGCGCTCAACTGACGCTTGCGCAGGTCCGTCTCTTGCGCGGTGGGGCCCGGCGACGGGGCCGGAGGGGGTTCCTCATGGGGCCCGCCGCCGAGCACTTTCGCTAGGAGCTCATCGTTCGACCGAAGCGTGAACTCAAGCGAACGGGTCATCGCCTCTTCGAGGGGCACCCCGGTCGAGACGAAGGCGGCGGGGAGGCCCTGCATCCCGGCGGTCTGCGCCACCCACTCGACGTCGGTGCGCTCGAGGCGATCGCCGTACTTGGCGACGAAGGCTTGGGTGGCGCGCTGGGCGGCCACCGCGGCGTTCTGCTCTTCGGTCGCCTGGTTCTGCTGGGCGAGTCCCGCCCGCAGTTCGGAGAGCTGGCGATTGGTTTCTTGCTGGGCGTGCCAGAGCTGGGCCTCGAAGGAGTCGGGGTCGATGTGCTCGGGCAAAGTCGGTGCCGAGGCCACGGGGGAAGGTGGGGTACCTGGCGGAGCCTCGGTCACCGCCGCGGTCGGATCGGCCACGCCGAGATAGGCACGGCGGATCGCAACTTGGCGGTCTGGATCTCGCAGCGCCTCTCGGAGCAAGGCGAGCTCCTGGCGCTCGAGGGGATCGAGGTTGGCGAAGAGATCGGCCGGCGCCGCCGGCGGCGGGTCCGACGGCGCCGGGGCTGGTGCCTCGGGCACCGGAGGCGTCTCGGGTTCGGGCGCCGGCTCGGGCTCAGGCACCGGGGCGGGCTCGGGCTCGGGGATGACCTCGCCCTGCATCTCGGGCGGGCGCCCGGCGACGGGTCGATCCGCCATCACCTTGTCAAGCACGGCATCGAAGGCCGAGGGATCGAAGGGCGCCTCGTTGACCTCGCCCGCTTCGCCGCCCTCGTCGAAGAGGTCAGAGATCGACCACGAGCTCACTGGTTAGCTCCCGCGAGCGCGGCCTGGCGCAGATCTTCGGGATCGGCACCTGACATGGACGGCCCCCCGCCCGGACTGACGGCGGCCGAGGGGCCTTGGGGCGGCCCACCTTGCATGCCTGCAATACCTCCCATGAGGGGCGATGGTCCCCCCGGACCTGGAGGACCGCCCGAGGGTGCGCCTGGCGCTGTCGGACCCGGCGCACCCCCCGGAGCTCCACCCTTGATTTGACCGTGGATCATGTCGAGCACGCTGGTCTGCAACTTCATCAGCGGCCCGGCGAAATGCACGGCGTCGGGCGCCTGCATGCAACCGACCACGGCACGCAGGACGTCGCCGAGGCCCTCAGCGACGGAATTCGGACCTTGAGACTTGCCGCCCGCGGCCACCGTTTAGAGGTCGGGGTTGTCCCGGGGCTGCGGGGTGTTCGACGTCACGTTGGGGTTCTGGCCGAAGGCGTCGGCTTCGGTCTGACCCTGGCGCATGATGTTCGCCTTGCCTTTGGGCTGGCTGCCGTAGTTCGGGCGAACTTGGTTTTGGTCGATTGCCATACCAAACCTCCCTGACCGCGGGATGCTACAGCGCCCGCAGGCCCCCTGTCAGGGACGCTGACGCGAAAAAGCCCCCGCGAGGACCTAGCCGGGGGCTTCTCCGCAAATCCCGATTGTGAACCTTTCGGAACGAGCCGGTGCCTACCGACCCTTGCGGCCGTGCTTGCGGCCACCCTTACGACGGCGGTAACGCTCCATGTGCCTCACCCCCTTCCGTGTCTCCTAGAGGACTTTCGAGAACTGCGGCGCTTGCGCTTGCCCTGCTGGCTGGGCGACTCCCGCTTGCCCGTGACCG